TCGGCAAGATATACAGAATATCTCTACCTTCTTCCTTAACTAAGATTCCCGGAACTCCAACAGTGAAATCGGCTGCAGCTTTCTCAGAGATAGCGAGGTCATTACCAACACCTGCTCTAGAGGCTCGACCATAGATAGTATCTTCAAATTCATGGTAATTGTAATAGGAAATATCATCTTCTGTAACAACAGCACCTTCTTCGGGTACGATCTTCAGTAAATATTCTCTTAGCCAGATGCTAGTCTTCTCAATTTTGGCCTTCTGCTTCTCGATTGATGCCTGAGTAGGGTATTTAGCTTTCCATGTCACTTCGCCCGTTCTAGGGTTGAATAATGGGAACTGTAATACCTTCATCAACTTATGTTTCTTCAATCTAGCCATCAATGCGTCTGTATGCAATAAGTTACCGATAATAATCAGCTTTGCCTTAGTTTCTTCAATAGCAGGAATAACCTCTGACTTCAACCATCTTTCAGTCTTATCACGATTCTCTTTCTTTCGTACCCATTCCAAATCCTCTAAATCATCTCCAACAACAAGTGACGGCCTCCATTGTCTATATCTCAATCCTCTAACTTTTTGTCCTCGTGATCTACCTAGAATATAAACATCATTAGATAACTCTAGTTCTCCTTTAGTCCATTTAAGTTTCTGACCTATTTTAGGACGCACTAAAGGGAAGTCTCCCATCAATAATTTATTCTCTTCAAACTCTGATTTAATGTTCTCAATATTAATATCTCTCTGTGTACCAGTATCATTGATTAGAATAATAAAATGATGCTCTCCCTTAATAGCTTCCCAGATCGGGAATGCCATAGATGCGTGAGTTGATTTAGCACTACCTCTAAAACCAATAATAGCAATCATCTCATGAACTTGATCTTGTAGTATTTTAACTAACCTCTTATGAAAATGAGCAGGCTTCAAATAAAAGTAGTGAGAGAAATAAATATTTGTAAATGCTTCATATGATTTCTTAGCAAGATGTATACGCTCATCTTGATTATATATATCAATTCCATACTTCTTCCAAATAAACAAATCATGTGGTGTTTTCAGATGACTAGGTGGATTCTTTTTATTTAATAGTTTCAATTTCATAATCTTCATCTCTTTCATCACCATCTTCATCATCTGACCAGTTAGACATTGTCTCAGCAATTTCTTTAACTCTCTGATCTGTTAGAACACCCTTCCCATCATCTACAATTAATGACTGTTGTTTACCATATCTAGATTTATCTCGATTCTCTAGAACAAACTTAACCTTCTCCCAATCACCCTGATGCACACCCTCAAATAACTTACCCTCAGCTACTAAACATAAATTACCCTCCCATAATTCAATTCTATTACGAAACTCCTCATGCTCATTCACATATCTATAATAAGAATCTGTTGAAATACCTGCATGAAGACATGCTCTTTTGACTGTTGTACCAGTCTTGAATGCTGTTTCTAGTTTCGTAATTATTATATCTTCGTCCTTACCATTAAACCAAGGTCTACCTGTTTGTTTTTTTGGTGTCTTTCTCTTACCTCTTACTTCTTTATAATTTTTTTTAGTTGTTTTAGTCTTTGGTGTTTTAGGAGTTTTTAGAACTATAACTTTCTCTTCTATCTTAACTTCTGGAGTAGAAATAGCCTCAACCACTTTTTTTGGTTCAGGCTTTGGTTTGTTTATTTTCTTTGGAGTTAATTTTTTTGCTGTTGGCATAAGCCCTTGCGTTCGTCTTTAGAGTTTCACACTCCGTTGACTTTAATAAAAGATACTTCCTTTTTATACCTTGGGATAAAAATGATTCTTTGGCATATGTGGAGCATCAACCCTTACAAACAATTTTTTCGAATAACCTAACTTGATAGCTGAGAGCACCGCAATCTTTCTTATTGAATCTGCTGTACTTCCTTTAGTACCAATAGTTTTCGGAATGTCGATTGTATCTACTTTAATGTTAATCAAAGTATATTCACCCTTCTCATCAGACTCCTCTGAAACATTTAATTCTACTTCTTCAGGTTTGGCGACTATTGCCTTTACCATAGTTAGAATTAAATTCTTTGTAACTGTCAATTCGTTCACCCATATATTATACTATTTTTAATTTACTTCAACAATGTCGCTCTATAGTTTTTGTTAAACATCTCCTGATCTTTCTTCCCATTCTTCACTCTGATTAATTCTTTTCTGATTCTTTGCAACCAAGCGATGAGAACGATTAATTCAATTTGATTCATTGTAGGTAAATCAATAATATTCAATCTTGCGTGGTAATTTCTTGGCTTACTTTTTTTCTTTTCTCTCATGTTATTTTTTTAATGAATAAAATACTGTCCCTTCTGGGTCTAAAAATAAATCCTCAGAAATAGACTTTAATAAAACTTTTCCGTCTTTTTCAACGGATTCAAACGTTTCGCATATCATCTCATCTTCTTTCTCTCCTTTCTTTTGATTTTAACCTTTCAAAATGCATAAGAAAGACCACAATCCTCTCTTAAAATATATACAACAATATGTCTAGGCACAGCGACTTCTCTTAATCTTGTTTTGCTTATAATGTCAGAACTTTTCAATCGGTAATATCCTGCTATTATATTAATAATTTCATAAATCATAGATTAATTAGTTACAACAATTCTTTCAATTAACTCTCGAAATCCATAATTAAAATATTTATTTGTTTTCATTGATTTAATTTAGTTTGTAATTTATAAGAAAGTATTTGTTGTTTTCTTATATTTAAATCATAGCAAAATTTTCAAGAAGTGTAAATGGTGTAAATGATTATCTGTGGATAAGTAACGATATATAGGGGAGTTATTGGGCTAACGGGTTTTCAATTATCTCTTTTTTAAACTTGCCATTTGCGTAACCCCATAACTCTGAAGGAATAAAACAATTGTTAGTTAAAAAGAATTGTTTAATTTTTCTCCGTCTTGCTCCCATATTTGATATAGAAGTATATTGAATAAATCTAAATTCATTATTAGAATTTTTTTTAACACAAATACAATCAAATATTCCAAAAATATCTGAACTTTGATACATTGCCTTTGCTCCACTCCAAAATACATAACCTTCTTCAGCCATTTTAAGTTTTACTTTATTTTTTATTACTGATTCCTGTGCCATAGTTATTAATTTAATTTTATATAATAACAATAAATACTTCTCTCATCTACAGTATGACTTTTATTTTTACCGCCACTATGATAAATAACTAACCAACTACCATGACCCTTATTCTCTCCTTTACACTTAATTGTCATCTCTCTACCAGTATCTTTTTTTTTCCAAATTTGATTAGCTTTTATTTTTCCATATTCTTTTCTACCATTTTGCCAACTCATATATATATTTCTTTATAAATTTTTAAAAAGTCACGATCAATTTCTTTTAATTCATATCCCATATCTTCAAGTGCTAATTTTGTTTTTTCTAAAAACATAGAAACATTATTATTTAAATATGCTTCATTTCCTATGTGGCATTTAAAATTATGCACTGGGCAGGAATTTAATACGCTCTCATTATGTTTTCCTTTAACAAAACAGAAACAACTAGGGCTAATTATATGATGTAATGCACTCCATTGATTTTTTCCACATACCATGCAGTCATACCAATAAAGCCATTCGTTTCTAGTTTCTTCTGAGAATCTATTTTTTAATCCTGATTTTTTCATATTAGTCTTCCTAATTTATCCCTTTTTCTATTTTCTAATGAAATTTTTTTTTAACACCTTTCTGTGATTTATTATAACAATGAATACACATACCAGATTTTGAATACTTATTTATAGAAACAGAACATCTACTACATTTTTTAAATGAAAATAACCATTCCTTTGTTTGTTTGTTTATTTACTCTTTATTCTTTGCAACATAAATTCTATGTTTTTCTGTCTGATCCTTTACATATTCTGGATTTAACCGTCTTCTCCTACTCCAATCTAATTTTTTCTTTTTTGCTTCAGGAGTATTCTGTGCTTCAACACCTCTCTTATGACCACATTCATCACAGTATAATCTCCAACGATATGCAATAATTTTCTTACCGCAATCTTCACAGTTTTTATAAACACGTTTTCTTTTTTCATGAATGTGTGACAACATCTTCAAAGTCTCAGGACTTCTTTTATAGTTTCCATTCCATTTATCCCCTTTTTTAAAACGAACCTTCTTACCTTTCCTCGTCAGTTCTTTTATAATTTCAGGCTTCGCTAAAACATTGTCAGATATCACTTTTCTAACTGGCTTAGAACAAAGACCTTTACTAACATTTAAACCAAACATCTTTTTATAGTCTCTACTTAAAATTTTGTGAGCCTTCCAACAATGAGACATTACATGATGAAACCTTTTACCACAAATTTTACACATTACTTTTTCTTTATCATTATAATTTCCTTTCATATTAATCGTTTATTTTTTCTAAAGGAACGCCTGATAATTGTCTTCCCTTACTTGTTAAAATCCATTGACCTTTATAATCCTTCTCAAACTTAATATTTTCAATCTGACCGAATTTATCAAAATTTCCACATAAATCGACAACAGCACAATCTTTTTTTCCTGTTGCTAATCTTAATCCACGACCAATCATTTGCATGAATAAAGCTAACGACATTGTTGGACGAGCAATAATAACAGTATCTAATTCAGGAAAGTCAAAACCAATAGTAAGAACTCCAACATTAAACACAGTTTTTATTTTACCTCCTTTAAAATCTAATAATATTTGTTCTCTATCTTTTTTCTTTGTACCAGAATGAACACATGCTGAATAAGGAACTTTCATACTCAAAGAAATAGCATCAACCACATTTTTAACAAAAACTAATCTATGTTTTCTTCCTTTTTCAATAGATTGTTTAACTATATTTGGGATTCTTTCAATAATTTTTTGAGCTTTAATAGAATTATCCATCGATTCTTCTGTAAACTCAGCACCGGTTGTATTAACTTTTAGATTACCACTATCCCAACTAAACAATATTGGTTTTATAGGACACAAAAATCCTTTTTCATATAATTCACTAATTTGAGTAACATGGATAAATGAATTAAAAAATCTTGGACGTTCTCTCATTAATAAATTAATTTGAGAATAAGGTATTCCTGTAAATGGATCATTATATTTTTTTAATCTAAAAGGAGTAGCTGATAATCCTAAAACTTTAACACCACTCATTTGATTTAAAAACGTCATAAACATAGACTCAGACTTTGGTGGAACTAAATGACACTCATCAATTATTATATATTTAACGTGTGCAAAATCTTCTGGTTTTTTCTTAATACTTCCTATAGTTGCAAAAGTAACCTCACTAATTTCTTTTACACCTATTGAAGCTGAATATATACTCGCTTTGCCTCCATATGCTATGTATTTAGCATAATTTTGCTCCAATAGCTCTTTTCTAGGTTGAAGCACTAAAATTCCACCCTGAAGCATTTTAGCGACATAACCAATAATTAGAGATTTACCTGCTCCTGTGGGAGCTAATATAACAGGGTGTTCTTTTTCTAATCCATTTTCAAAAAATTCGATTGCTTTTTCTACTGCTTCATTTTGATAATCTCTAAGTTTAAACATTTTTTTATATTAATATGGGTAAATTTTTGATAAATCTTTTAAATCGAACTCCCAAAATTTCATTTTTGAATATTGTCTTGGTTTTGGATTATCCGGTTCACCATCTTGTGTATCTTCTCTATTAAGTTCTTCTTGAAATTCACTTTCTAAACACCACTTCAAACCACCCCAACCTTTCCACTTAGATTTTGATCTCCAAACTTTTATTGGTATTTCATTTTTAAATAATCCTCTATATTCACAAAATTGTTCCTTCCAATTTTTATAACTATTACCAAATAACATATTAAACTCTCTATTTTTTTTATCACTACTTCTAAATCTTATTTTTATAATCATAAGATACTTCTCCAGTTATATTACCTGAGTCAAATGAAATTATTTCTTTTTTTATTATTGTTTTCATATTATTTCTTTAATTCACTTAATTTACTTTTCCAATACCTAATATCAAATTCTATTTGGTTTTTTATATTAATTTATCCATTATATCTTTAATTACATTTACTGTAACTGCATTACATTTCATATTTACCATTATTAAATTTAATAGTTCCTTTTTTGCAAAGCTCCCTCGCAATATCCTCTAATCTACAATGAATATTTTTATGTTCTTCGTGACTTTCACAAAGATATAAATTGTCAGGATGGTTATTCTGTCTATCAAAGTCAATGTGGTGTATTGGTTGTTCAATTTTCTTGAACAGACCTTGCATTTGGAGTACGGATAACTTTTCTGTCTTGTCTTGTTCCATACCCAAGAGAAATGTTTTTGCGTTTTCGGAAACACTTGCTGACATTTGGTACACTTTTTCGTTAATTGTTTTTTCATACATAAATTATAACCACTTAATTGTCGGTTCTCCCTCATATCCTTTTTC